AATTTGACTTTCATAGTCCCCTTGTATGTAAAGTTATTTAATAGTTATTAAATAGTTGACACTATGTTGTCAATAGCATACAAACAAAGTTGTGTAATTAGATGCCGAACATGAGTTCTGTATCATAACTTTAAGGAGAATATATGGAAGACAATCCATTTAACGTCTTTGTCGAAGACGATGGCAAGATAAACAATGCCAATATTTCTACTCCAGAGCAGCACAGTTTTGACACATTATGTGGACAGTATGAGAATTTACAAGCTCAGATTGATAAGCTCACGTTCAAAAGAGATACTGTAAGAGATGAAATAACTAAGGTGTTACCTACGTCAGCAGGTACACATACAAAAACAACTAATAAATTTGAGGTTACATTAAAACGTAGAGAAAACTGGTCATGGGATTCTAGTAAATTAAAATCTTTATATACAGGTAATACCTTACCTCACTTCATTAGTGAAAATCTAAGCATACATCGTAAGCATTTTAAAAACCTTACAACCAAAGAACAGAATGATCTGAGAGATGCTTTAACAATTAAACATATTAAACCTTCAATAGAGGTAAGGAGTTTGAATGACGTTTAAACCTATGAGTACATCAGCAGTAGAAAATTCTGGTGTCCAAAAGACTTTGTTATACGGACATCATGGTTGGGGTAAGACTACCCAAGCAATCAATATGAAGAAACATTATGGTAAAGGTTTTATCATAAGTGGAGAGAGTGGTTTACGTTCTGTTATGAATGCAGACATAGACTATTTACCATTCACATCATGGGATGGTGAGAATAATCCATCAAAAAATATCTATTCATTCAGAGGTATCTGCAAACTTATGGACACAGAAGACTTTAGGAATGCAGGATATAAATGGATTATGTTGGATAGTTTAACAGAATTATCTGACAGACTAATACAACATTTAGAAGTTGAGTACCGAGATAGCAGAAACAAACTGGCTATGTGGGGAGACAATCAACGCCTGATGTTGGGTAGTGTTAAGTGGATAAGAGACTTACCTTACAATGTTGTTGTTACAGCATTAGCAAAAGAAGAAACAAACGACAATGGTGAAACAGATTACTGGGCGATGATTAAAGGTGCATCCATACAGAAACAACTACCAGCAATATTTGACAATGTATTGTGTGGTGTGCGTGTAACTGATGGTGATCGTACTGATCCTAAAGTTGAAAGGTTTCTTGTTTGTGATGAAGTAAGAGGATGGAAAGGTAAAGTCCGAGATCCAAACAGGAAGATAGAAGCAGTGATGCGTACTGCAGATATCACTGAAATTTTTAAACTGATGACAAAACCAAATAAAAAGGAGGCTGCATAATGTCATTTTCATTTAGAGAACTATCATTGGATGGTGTCGATGCACAGAAGGAATCTTCTGGTGGATCAATTTTAAAAGCAGGAGATTATAGTTGTAAGATTAATTCTGCTGAAGTTAAGGATACACGTACAGGTGGTAAACAAGTTGTTATTGATTTGAAGGATGAACAAAGTGGATCATCAATCAAAGACTTTATCAATGTACATGTACCAGCAAGTGAAGGTTTGAGTGTTGAGGAAAAGAATAATAAAAACAACGCTCAGAAGTGGGGTAGAGAAAAACTCAAGGCTTTGTTGACACATGGCGGTCATCCGTCCCCTGATAAGCCAGGGGATATTTCCTCCTTAGTTGGTCTAAGGGTGGGCGTTCATGTCGAGAAAGATGAGTATACAGACTCAACTGGAATGAAACGGGAAGGTAGTAGGGTCAACAACAACGGATGAGATCCCGTTTTAGTGTCTAAAAAAACTACACCTAGTCTTACTCCTCAACAAGTTTCTGTGTTGAGGGGTAAGATATCAGAAAAACTTAGTAAGAATTTAACAATGGCTCAAGAAGTATTGAATGGAACTAGAGAATGGAATCCTACTCAAGCAAGAGTCTTTACAGCATTATTAAACAAAGTGATTCCAGATGTATCACTAAGCTTTGCACAGGTAGACGTACAAACAAAAGATATGAATAATTTATCACGTAAGGAATTAGAAGAAATAGCATCAGGAATTTATGAGGTAGCAAAAGATGATGAAGAAGACAAACAGGGAGAGGGATCACCGATCACTGTTAATATCAGCAAAGAAGAAAGCTAAAGAGATTAACAGTAACTCTCGATTAGCTAACCATGAAAGGGGTTACAAGGCTCGTCTGATATCTAAGGAAGACGAAGATAAACTTTATAAAGGTAGAAGATACAAGGATTACAAATGAACATAGACGATTATTTATCTAATAAAAATTATTCAATAGAAGAGTTAATAGATAAAGCATATGAAGATAAAGAGAGAGAAGATCCAAGAAGATATATAGGTGCATCAGGTGTAGGTCATTCTTGTAATGCTTATTTATCCTATTGTCTAAGAGGTTTTCCAGAGTCAGATCCTATACCAAAAGTAAAAAGAATTTTTAGAGATGGTCATCGTATTGAAGATGATGTTGTTAATGATTTAAAACTAGCAGGCTTTGAAGTTAGTGAGATTGATGAAGAGACAGGTAAACAACATAGATACAGTATGTTTGGTAATCATGTCATGGGTAATGGTGATGGCGTAATAATTATAGAAGATGAAAAGCACATACTTGAAATCAAAAGTATGAATGATGCAAGGTGGAAGAAATGTAAGAAGGTTGGAGTTAAAGTATCTGACTATAAATACTTTGCACAGATGCAATTACTAATGGGTTTAAGTGGCATACATAAAGCCTGCCTCGTATCATACAATAAAAACTCAAGCGAATATTTATCAGAGGTAGTAACCTATGATGAGTTTGAGTATGCCGATTTACTAAGGAGAATAAATGTAGTGTTAGAAGGTAAAGGAAGGAAAATATCTTCTGATCCTGCTTATTTTGCTTGTAAAATGTGCTTTAAAAAAAGCACATGTTGGGAAGGTGTTAATCCTTCTCCAGCTTGTTACAACTGTCAGCATGCAAAGCCAACCGATAAGGGAGACAAGGCTTGGCACTGCACATTCCATGATAGTGATGCTGTAAAACTCTGTGACGAATACAAATTATACCAACCTTTAACATCAGGAGGATCTTATGAGTAGTTCATGGGGTCCTCTTGGCGTTCCTCCACAATCTTTCTTACGTCACTGTACTTTAATTGATGTGAAAAGATTGAGAGAGTTAGCTGATAAAGCACGCAAGATAAGTAATGTAATTAATAATGAAGAGAGAGCAAGCAAACTTGAGGAAATAAAAAATCAATATGACAATTTAGTAAAACAATACGAAGGAGAAAAATGACCATAGAAAAAATAAAATCTTTACGCTTACAACGTAACGGATTGGAAAGAGAAATAGACCTAAAGAATGTCGAACATAGAAGTATAGGAGATAGGTTAGATGTGCTTAAGAAACATGATGATATGTTTAACAAAGATACAACAGATCAAATGAATAAAGCTGCAGATAAAAGAAGACATTTAGAAAAAGAAATAGTTGAGCTTAAAAAGAAAATTGCTGACCTTGATACAGAGGCAGAGACATTTGTTTTAAAGTTACAATACGGAGAAGTATTATGAAGGTTAAGGTGAAGAAAGAAGATGTATTAGATAAAGCTAAAGAGATTATACAAGGCGATCGTAATCTCAGATATGGTGATCCAAAAATAAATTTTCAAAGAATTATCAAAGGTTGGGAGTTAATCTTAGGTCATGAGATTACACCTGATCAATATGGAATGATGATGTTATGGATGAAAATAGCTAGATTACAAGAGGATCCACGTCACATAGACTCTTGGATAGATATTGCTGGCTATGCTGCATGTACTGCGGAGGTGATGAATGTCGATTCATGATGGTTATACAAAGAAACAACTTAATGAAATGGAAAGTAACAAGTGGACTCAAGCAAAGATAGAAGATGCTGAATGGAAAATAATGGATGATAAAGCAAAGCTACGTTATCTTGATAGAGTTATAGCCGAAGAAGAGAAAGAA